AACCAACCCGCCTCGCTGATCCCCGGCGGCGTGCAGATCGTTGGCATGGGCACGGCAGACCCGAAGGTCACCGAAGCCCAGCACGAGGCGGCTGGCAAGGAGTGGGCGGCAGCCCGCGACACCACCATGGACGAGCTCGCCAGGTTCGTCATGGGCGAAGCCACAGATGGCGCGGATAAGGGCGAGCGCAAGAAGTTCAAGCGACTCCATCAGGCATTCCGCGAAGGGAGGGCCGCCGCCTAATGGCCGCCAATAAAGTACTTGAACAGGGCGGCTCGCAAACGCTGCAAGTTGCGATCAATCCGTCTATCGTCATTCAAAGCGGGCAACCCCTGCTGGTAGGGCAACTTGCTGGCGTAGCCGTGACCAGCAACCCGCCGCTGCTTCAGCCGAGCGTGCCTCCGGTAGCGCTTCAGCTACCCAGCACAGGAAACCTCACGATTGACCTGGCGGGGGTGTATTACCTCACGGTTACGGCTAAGTCGTCGCTCTCGCCTAGCACTGGGAGTCAAATCAACCCCGGCGACAAGATTTACGCCGAGGGCGGCACGCTAGACACCGCATCGAACGTCACTTCCGGAATCACGCTCGACAAAAATACCGGCGGCGTCCTGTTCGGTAGTGCAGTGAGTGTGGGCGGCGCTTCAGGCCCGCTGCTGGCGTCCAGCGCTACCGGAACTATCGCCGTTCGTCTGAAGGAGTCGCCGTAGGCGCTCGGCGCGGCACAGGAGACAAACCATGATTTCATTTGCTGAAGTGGTCAAAAACTACGGCGATTTCACGAGCACTGCGCGATTTTCGCAGTTGCCGCCGGGCATCGCCATCAACAATCCCGGCGTGTCTGGCGCGGCCGATGCGCGCGACATCAAGGAGGGGCTGTATCAGCCGTGGCGCGGAAACCAGACCGACCGTGAGCCCGGCTACGTGCCCATCCGCCAGCCGCTCCCCGGAGATCCCCGGCGGATGCTCTATGAGCGGAAACTCTACGAAGGCGCGCGGATGCTCAACCGGGCGCTCCGCGGCGATAAGTGGGCCATCCTGTCGATCAACGAGGCGATGAATGGGCGCCCGTTGCGCGTGACTGAGGCGCTGTCAATTTCGGACTTCCCCAACATCTTTGGCGACATCATCGACCGCGCGGTAATCGCAAACTACCGCGAAACGCCGTACACCTGGAACATGATCGCCACTCACGCCGATGTGGCAGACTTCCGCCAGGTCAAGCGGTTCCGTATCGACTACGGCACGGCGCCCAACACCACGCCTATCAACGTGGGTTCGCCGTACCCCGAAGACAAGATTTCGGATTACGCGCAGCAGGCCGGCACCTACGTGCCGCCCGGTTCAAGTGTGGGCGTCGGTTACTACGCCTACAATCTCCAGAAGTACGGCAAGCGGATGCCGTTCTATTGGGAGACGTTCATCAACGACGACCTCAACGCCATCAAGGATGTTCCGGCCCGCTTCGGGCGCGGAATGCGCCGCGGTGAAGAGTATTTCGTCACCCAGTTGTTCGCCAACAATACCAATTTCTTCGCTTCCTCGAACTTCAAAAACGTGGTCTCGTCGCTCAATACGCCGGGTGGCGTGTACACGGCGAACAACCCGCCGCTATCGATTACGGCGCTCGCGCAGGCAATGGTGGTCATGTCGCTGCAACGCGACTTGGATGGCCAGCCCATCGACATCGAAGCCGTCACGCTGGTTGTTCCTCCGGCGCTTAAGGTGACAGCTCAGAACATTTTGAATGCCGATTACTTCTGGGCTAACGACCAGGGAGGCACCACCGACACCTTCGGTTCGGGCGCCACTCAGAGCGGAACCTCCGGCCAGCGCTTGAACGTGGCCAACTGGGCGCGGAACATCGTGAAACTGGCGGTGAATTACTACCTGCCCATCGTGGATACAGTGTACGGCAACCAGGGCTGGTACCTGTTCTCCGATCCGAACGGGGGGCGCCCGGCACTCGAGTTCGCGCACCTGCGCGGCAAGCGCACCCCCGACCTGTTCATGAAGTTGCCCAACTCTGTAGCGATTGGCGAAGGCGAGATGGGACCAGGAGCCGGCCCAATGATCGGCACCACCATGCAGAACCCGATGGAAGGCGATTTCGATACCGACGCCATCCACTACAAGATCCGCCACGTGTACGGTGGCGTAACGGTGGACCCGCTGATGGCGGTGTACAGCAACGGTAGCGGCGGCGGACCACTGTAAACGGATGTAGGAGGTCTTAGCGGAAGCATGCAAGCCCCGCTCGCTGCAATCAGGTGGCGGACGGGGCTTTTGAGTTTTGGAGAGCACATGAGGCGCGCAGTCATAATTCTGTTGGTTACGTGGTTTGCGGCTATGGCGCAGCAAGCTATCACGGGATCTCTGCCCGATATCGCCGGTACGGGCGCGACGGTCGCGCTGTCATCGACTCCTCTCTACGTCCGCACTCTCCAACTCGTTGCGCCCATCGGCAATTCTTCCGTGGTGCGATGGGGAGGACCGTTAACGACGTCTTCGCGCGGTTCTGCGATTGCTGCCGGAGGTGGCCAGTACTTTCCTCCGCTGCCAATCAATCAGGGCGCGTCAAGCCAGACTCAGAGAAATTTAGCGAACATTTACGTCTACATCGCAAACGGAGACACGCTGACTGTGAGCTACGAACAATGAGCACGAATCTGCCGCCCTATCCCGTAGACCCGACGAATGCGCCGCCGTATCCGCCACAGCCGTCAAATATCGCTGGCGGATGGACTTACGACCCGAACACGAATTTCCAGATATTCGCCATCCGGTCGATGATCCCGGACACAGATGTAACTCACCCCATCTTCACCGACGATGAGCTGAATTTCTACCTCAATCAGACCGGCTCGATGGGGATCTACACGAGTTCGCAGAACAACCCGACCGGAAGCAACATTGGCCAACCCATCAATCAGTACGATTACTACTACGCCGCGGCGCTCGCGATAGACGTTATCGCTTCGAGCAAAGCCCGGCTGGCGGTCATCACTTCGATGCTTGACGTGAAGCTCAGCGCGAAGGACGTACAGGCGGCGCTCCATGCCCAGGCCGAGTCCATGCGGGCGCGGTCGGATGAGTCGGGCGCGTTCGCCATCGCTGAGATGGTGCAGGACCAATTCTCGGCTCGCGAAAGGACTTGGAAGGTCTGGCAACGCCTGCTCGGCCCCTAAATAAAATGTTCCAAGGGCTCTATGACGAAATCGAGCGCGTAGTCCAGGAGGCCATCTTCAGCGGATTGCCAGTGAGTACGTGTACCGTGCAGCAGCCGAACGGCGCATTCGTCGGAGCGGGCCAGCCAAGCGGCGGGTGGACGCCGATAGCCGGTGTGATCGGAATACAGTGCATGGACGCTCCGATCAGCACGGGTGAGCACCTGAAGGCGGACGAACAAAAGGCGATTCCCGAGATCCAGTCGCGCATCTTCCGGCACGTGCTGCTGATGGGATTCTACGGCGATAAGATTCCGTGGGGCAACGAGGGCCAGCGCCCGGCGCTGCAAGCGGTCATTACAGGGCCAGACGGCGTGCCGGTAACTTACGAGCTTGTGGGCGTGGAGTCGGACAGCCAGCAGCAGACCACAAGGCTTGCCCTGCATCAGGTGACAAATTGAGCGCATTTGCCACATTTCCGGCTGAAGCGATTCGCGCGATTCAGGGCGCGCTGGGCCGCGCTCTCGCCGGGCCCAGCGGCAAGGATGGCGGATACGTGCTGAAGGTGGCCGGCGACCGCCCTGTGCGCATCGAGTTGACCGGCACCAATATCGGCGTGATCTCCAAGAACGATGTACTGCTTCTGCGCGGGCGCCGCACTGTAGAGAACGCGGAAGCCATCGCGGACCTGCTGAGTAGCCAGCGGCTTGTGTTGGAGGCTGAAGCGCTGCGCAAGGAGTCTCGAAAATGGAAGTGGTAACGATTTCGCCCGCTGGCGAAGAAAGGAGGGCGCGGAAGATAGCCAGAGCCACCGTGTCGGGGCGTTCCATACGGAGCACGCTATACCTGGCCGGTTTAGCGTTGCGGAACGCTTCCGAGACGGCATCGCGCATGACCTATGCCCTCCGCTGAACTCAAACTGTACCAACTCGCCAGCGGCAACCCAACGCTTCAGACCGACCTGGGTACTTCGCCATTCAGGTGGTTCGACCGGCAGCTTGTGCAGGGCGCGCTTGCTATGCCGCCCACGCCGGAAGCCCTCGGCTACTCCGCCGTGCGCGTGCGCCGAATTTCGACCATTCGCCGATACATCCAGGGCAACGGCACGTACACCGCGGGGAGTCCCGCCACGATTCAGCCGCCGCGCGCCCTTAGCCCGCTGTCACAGCCGCGCTTTCAGATTGACGTGCTCGATTTCTATGCGGAGACGGCGCGCCAGGTGGCGGCGGACGTAATTCAATTCCTGATGAGCATTTCACTGGCGAGCGACAACCAATTTGCCTCGCCGGTCACAATGCCGCCAAACTTCCCGTGCATCGTGCTTTCGCAGCGCGCGGGCATGGATTTTCAGCTATCTAAGCAACCGGCCTATGTCGAATCAATCGACTGTAGGCTATTCAATCTAGAGGAGTTACCGTAACATGCCCGTCTATACACCCAGTACCTTTCCCATCGGCGTTCCGGCAATTAACACTTTGTTCAAGGTTGGCAATGGTGCCAGCCCCGAGGTCTACTCGGTTATCGCCAACATCGGAGACATCACCGGACCCGGCCTAAGCAGCACGGTTGTGGACGTGACCAGCCACTCCACGAGCAACCCGTGGCGCGAAAAACTCATCACGCTGCTCGATAGCGGCGATTTCTCGTTCCCGATATTCTGGGTACCTGCCTCGGATGGGGGCCCCGGACCCGGAGGCGCGGGTGGCTGGGTGGCTGGCGTGGACCCTGTCGGCCATTCCCCGCAAGGCGGCGTGGAGGCCATCTTTACCAGCCGCGGCTTCGGAGGCGTGCCGGGCGTGCCGTACAACTTCGCGGTGGAGTATCCGGACGGCCTCGGCACCACGGACTACTTTACCGGCTTCATTTCGAAGCTGTCGAAAAAGGCGGCCGTGGCAGGCGTGCTCACTGCAGAGTGCCAGATCACAACCACCGGCGAGCCGATCTTCGGAGGATAACATGGTCAATTCACCCCTTGGCGACCCCGTCGTCACAATTGGCGACAAGTCCTACAGCCTGAAGTTCTCGCTGCTCTGCCAGTACATAGCGGATCGCCGCGGCGTGGATCTGGAGCATCTGATTCCGATGATTCCCAACCCGGAACCCGGCGAAGGGAAGCCGGCCATGGTGGTCAAGCCCGGCCCTGGCAAGTTGGCGCTAATCCTAGACCTGTTCGCCGCAATGGTGGCTCACAACTTCGTGGAGTCGCAGAGGCCGGTGCCGACCGCTGAGGAGTGGGCGCTCCAGTTGCCCGAGGATTCCATTCCGGCCATTTCCAAGGCCGTTATCGGAGCGCTGGGAAAGCGGCTGGGGCTAGCTCAGAGGCCGCTGGCAGCCCCGGAGACGGAACAGGCCCCACAGCTTCAGTAGACCGCGACGAAGCATACTGGCGTCAAATCTGGGCCTTTGGCGTGAGTCCCTACGGACTTGGCTTGCAGGAGGCTCTTTTGTGGACGCTGACACCTACGGAATACCGGGCGTTGTGCGAGATTCGCAGCGCCCACCTGCAGCGCCAAACCGATATGTTCGCCTGCCTGATGACCGTCCTGCACCGCGCGCACTTTCAAGGATCGTTTGAGCCATCCATGTTCGGCGCATCCCGGCCAGCCCAGGAAAGCGTGTTTGGCACCCAGGATGTCGCCACAAAGAAAGCGGCGTTCCGGTCTGGGCTAAGGGCGGCGTGGGAAGCGCGAAAGAAACGATTGGAGGTAAGCAATGGCCGATGAGGGGATGGAGTCGGTTGGCGGTGTTAGCGTAACGATTACCGGCGACTATTCGCAACTCGAAGAGGCGTTGCAGGCGGCGATAGCCGATGCACGCGCGGGCGGCGCATCCATCGTGCAGGCCGTTAGCCAGGGTTTTGACGCCATCGCCACACAAGGCGCGGCGGCTGCAAACTCGATTCTGGCCCTTGGGAACGCGGCGACCAGCGTTTCTCCGGCATTTGCTGCGGCAGCCGCGCAGATGAGCCTGTTCGGAGATGCGCTCCAAGGCGTGCCCTGGGCGGATGCAAACAGCCAACTCAACATATTCACAGATGAGATTGAGCCATTTAGCGCCGGGGTTTCCCAGGCGCAAGACGCGCTACTTGGATTCGAGGCGGCTTTCGATCCCGTGGGGCAGGCCGCTATGGGAGCGGCAGAGCAGTTATCCCTATTCGGCGAGAGTTTTCAAGCTATCCCGTGGCAGGATGCGACCGGCCAACTGGCATTATTCAGCGAATCCCTGGAACCGCTGAACGCGGGATTTCTCTCCACATCCGCGAACGCTGGTCTGCTAAGTGCGGAATTCGGAAATCTGGGCCGCAACGCCTTGGCCGCGGCAGAGCAGCTGGATCTCTTCAACGAGTCGCTCATGGTGCCCTATGCCGAAGCATCGGGCCAACTAAATCTGTTTTCGGAAGAACTTGAGCCGATCCCGGTGGAACTTGCCAAAATAGGCGCCGCCGCTACAGCGTCTGGCAACCAGGTGAAAATAGCGTTCAAGGATGCCAGCGGACAGATGAATCTCTTTGCCACCGAGATAGAGAATATCTCTGGTGTGCAGATGCCTCTGTTTGCCCACGGCGTTCAGGAAGAATTAGACGCCACCGGTGAGAATATAGCACTCGCTGGCGAAAACTTTGGGCGCTTCGGCCAACAGGCAGGCACCAGCATCCGCAGCGTAATCTCCGAACTACGTCTTCTGCGCAGCGCTTTTCTGATCATCATGCTCCCGGAGATGATTACGAACCTCGTCGAGGGCATCGTAAATTTCGTAGAAAAGCAGCGCGATGCCCTGCAGACGTCAATTGTCTCGTGGCGCGAATACAATGAAGCCCTGGAAATCTCCAATGCCGCAATCAAAGTTTCCAACGCGCAACTGGACGAGCAGATCGCCAAACTGGAGGGCCGGCCGGGCGATGGCCTCCGCGTGGCTCTGCTGGAAGCGGACGAGGCGGCCCAAAAGTTGGCGCTGGAACTCGACAAGGATTTCGATTCGACTGATGAGCACCTGAAGAAATCCAGCGCCGGTTTCGGTGATTTCCTTGTCGCCATGACGGAGGCGGCTAGGGGCATGACCATGATGGGCTCGCGCGGGTGGGCCGACTTTAAAGAGGGTGCGGTGGAGGCGTTCGAGGTTGTGACGGCGGGGCTTGGGGATCTAGAGGACCGATTAAGGCACATTCAAGCGTTCGAAGGCGGCGACAAGAGCTTCAAAGCGCAGATGAAGATGATCGAAGACGAGATAGATGCCGTCTCGAATAAGTTCGTCGAATTATCGAAGCTCCCAGTCACGCCTCTAATCGTTCGGGAATTAGCCGCACTGCAAGCCGAACTGAATCGGCTCCAGGATCAGGAAGACAAGCTCAACGACACAGCAGAGAACAACAGGAAGAAAGCCCAACTCGCCCAGCTTAAAGAGGACAAGCCCGATAAATTTCAACCGTTCCAGTTGGGTGAAATCACCGGCGGCATGAATCAGTACCAGGAAGCCAACGCCATCTTTGTCACGGCGGCGCGCGAGCAGCAATCGGAACTCGTTAATCTCGTGGAGTGGTTGACACGCTACCACGAAGCGCTTAACGCGGGTACAACGGTCCTGCGCAAGTCTGGCGAGGATGCGGCAGACTGGGCACAGAGAGCAAAACAGGCCACCGACGCGCTGAGCGGACTACCGCCAGAATTGACTGCGGCGAACGGAGGATTAAAGGAATTCGACGCCCAAGTTAAACTCTCTCACGCGAATCTAGAAACGCTCCCTATTGTCCTGCGTAGTCTAACGCCTGCCGCCCAAGAAGCCGCGCGCGCCGCTGAGCCCGCAACAATGGCGTGGGACGCCTTCAAAAAGGCCGTTAGGGATTTGCACCTTCACGATACCGTCGAACAACTTCAGCAGATGGGTATCGACGTGACCCTACTGCAGCAGCGCGCCATAGAAGCAACCGGGGCGATGGCCGGGCTCACCGCTGGAACTGCCGCATACGACAGCGCGCTCAAGGCGCTTAAGGGCGCGCAGGCCGATGTCGTCGAAGGCGAACGGCAGGCAGCGGAAGCAGCAGCTAAAGCAGCTATTGAGACCGGGACGCTGGGACAAAGCTTTGCAGCACTCGCCTACCAGGAAATCCCGCGGGCGTTCAGCACCATCGAGGGCCAGCTTACTGGGATGCTGTTCAACTGGAAAAACTGGGGCCAGCAGATCGCAAACGTGTTCAAAAGCATAGGTGAGATGGGCGTCCATATTCTCTTGCAGACGCTGTTTGCGCCACTCCAACAGCAAATGCAAGCTCAGCTAGCGGCGGTGTTTGTGAAACTTGGAACTGCATCGGCTCCAGCCGCAGCCGGTATCGGCGCTGTGGGGGGCGCTGCTGGCGCAGCAACACCATTCGTTATCGCGCTGACCACCGCAGTAACAGGATTGATCGCCGCCCTTGCCGCGCTAAACGCCATCCCAGGAGGAGCGGCGGTCGCAACAGCGGCGGACGTGATAGGACAGGTCCACATTCCCGGCCTTGCCTCTGGCATCGATGAAGTGCCGCACGACATGCTGGCCCACCTCCACAAGGGCGAGATGGTTGTCAAGCACGAGGAAGCCGAAGACATCCGCATGCAGCGCGGCGTAGAGCGGCTAGGCTGGCCGGCGCACCGCTCAATCCACCGGGCGCTAGAAGGCATCGAACATGTGCCCCGCATTATGCCGGTAATGTTGGACGAGGGCGAGCGCGTTCTGACCAAGGAGAGCAATCGGGTATTCACGAGTCTGATGCAGCACCACGAGAACGTGAGCACCACGCACGGGGATACCTACGACTTTCGCGGCTCCAGTTTCCAGGGAATAAAGAAGGAGGAATTGGCCTCGCAGATTATGGACACGGTGGTCAAGCGCGGACGCCGTTCGAATGTTCGCTGGTAGATTATGGGACTGATTCCGCCATACACGCCGCTTGCAGACACCGCGCTCTCCCTTACTGTCTGGCTGGGCGTCGTGAATTTAAATGCCTCCGTTTCCGCTGCCGGATCGCCTGCAGTGCTTACACTCACGCTGGGATCGGCATCACCCGCCGTGCAGCCCGGCTACTGGGTATCGCTCACCCAGAACGACGTGGGCGATATTGTGCAGGTGTTTAACTTGGCCGGATCGCCCCAGATTGAGACGGTATTCTGGACAACCATCGCAGCGGTGCTTGGGCCGAATCAGGCTGTGCTTTCTAGCGGCCAGGTGGTTGATGCGCCTTCGCAGGCCGTCATCTACCGGCCCCTGACCGAGGTTATCGACAATTCGGGAAACTACATCCTTCAGGACTCCATCACCTTCGAGAGCAGCATCACCACGCGGCCCACGCTCGACTTCACCGTGTTCTCCGCAGACCGCTCCATCATCCCCTACGGCAACAGCCTAATCACGAACATTCAGAATATGGTGGGGATGCCGGTCCTAATGACCGATTCCATGCTAGACGGCTCGATCGCGAGTTATCTCCTGGGCGGCGGCGGCGGCTATAACCCCGGCGATATCGTGGCGATTCTCCAGCCCGGTTCAACTTCGCCCGCATACATCCAGGTGGACACCACCGGCGCTGGCGGATCAATCGCCACGTCGCACATTATCCTGGGACCATCCGGCACGCCGGGCGGCTATATGTACACGCCTGCGAGTGGGCTGGCAACGCTCGCGGTTACCGGTCACGGCACGGCAGCCACGTGCCAAATCAACACAGTGACCGGCCCCGCATTCGGCGCGCAGCCCGGCGACGTGTTTGGCGGTAGCATCGAACAGGCGAAGGTTACAAACTACCCCGGCACACAGGCTATCAAGATCGAATGCCAATGCGTTTCCTGGGATGCGATCCTAAACCGGCGCGTGCTCGGCATCACCAGCGCCTTCCCGGTGAGCACAACCACACTCGCCTTCAACGGCGGCGAGGTCATCGACCAAACCAGCTTATTGTTCGGCAATCTGCGGTACTTCAATCTTGGAAGCGCCGGAAACATCTTCGCGATTGTCTCGGTGACGTTCAACGGCGTAGCTCAGACATTCGGGTCGTTCCAGGATTACCCGCCGCCCGTGCCTGCTATTGGTCACCCCGGCACGGGTGGCTTTCAGTGGTACTACAACCTGGGCAGCGGCAGCAACTTGCTGTATGCGGACCCGAGCCTGCCGACCTTTACGGATGCCGATTCTCTGGATGTCGTGGTGCAACTCGTCAACCCGCAAACGCCCACAGTGAGTTACGAAACCCAGACGGTGGATGTGATCGTGGAAGAACTCCTGGCATTCATCCAGGCATCGGAGGGAATCACGCTGGCGAACATCGTCCACGCCATCACGGAGTCGCCATTCGTAAGCGTGCCCCTGGTGAACGCGATAACCTTCCTTGCCAACCAGACTATCGACGAGGCGCTGTCGTCTCTGATGACCTATGTGAATGACGGGACGATCAACTTCTGGTACTACCTGGACCCCCGCAAAGGGTTCCACTTCGAAATCCTGGGACTGACGGCGGCAGCGCCGTGGGACCTTCTCGCCTCCGATGGCTCGGATGCCAACGCGCAGATGGAGATTTCCTGCCTGGCAACCCGCGAGAAGTACGCCAACGCCGCATGGATCAACAGCGAGAACCTTCTGCCGGCGATTACCGAATTCCTTATCGGCAACGGTTCTACCAAGAATTTCCAGACCGGCTATCCCATGGGATCTCAGCCCACCATCTTATTCTGCGCTGGGCTCGGCTCTTCTGGCTTCCCAGTGCTCACTCCGAATCCGCCGCCGCCCTACAGCTTTGGCGTGCCGCCCGTGACCTACCCGAAGGCGCAAACGGTGGGATTAGAGGGCGAGAGCGGATTCGATTGGTATTGGTCTCCCGGCTCCGATCAGATCACCGAGGACGGCGGCCATCCACCGATCTCCAGCACCGAGGTACTGTATGTTACGTTCAGCCCGCAAATCGGACAGATCCAGCCGTACCCACCGCTAACGGACATTCCAGACGGCGCAATGATCGCACGGCAAGCCGTAGAGGGCGGCTCCGGCGAATACGACCTGACCATTGACCTAAGTTCCCAACTTCCCTTCGTGCAGGGCGCGGCGGCGCAGTCTGCGGCGCAGAACATCCAACAATTGCTTGCGGAGTACTTTTCGAATATGGCGCAGCAGGCGGACTTTGATACGTACCGGCCCGGCCTTGCGCCGGGGCAGTCTATAGGAATCAGCCTATGAGCGGGCTTACCTACATCACCGGCTCGGCCACCTACGCGGCATACAATACCGTGATGGCGCCGAGCGGCATGCAGATCGCGTACCAGACAGCGGGGGTTCCGGGCGACGTAGCTGTGGTGGTTTTCATATCTATCAATGGCGTGGGTCCGACCGGCCCGATGACCGATACCTACGGCCAGACCTACATCCCGTTGCCGGCATTCAACGACGGTAGTCTCTATATCCAGTTTTTTGTGTGTCTTAGTCTAATGGAGATCCCGGTGGTGCCAGCCGACCTCGTTATCACGCTGCCCGTGGTAGCGCCCGACAGCTACGGCGGCCCGTTGCTGATCCTGGCGACATATCGGCCAGCCGATGCTACCGAGATGGCCGTACAGGGATTGCAGCCCATCGGCGACTGCGGCTCATTTTGCGGCCCACAACAGAGCATTTCGGCGAACTGGAATGCCGCGCAAGGAAACTTTTGGTCTACGCTGATCGCTATTGTGTTCGATGACGAGAGCACGGGTGGATCAGTGCGCACGTGGTCGATTTCAGGAACAGCCCCAGGTACCGTAGCTTCCGGCGTCCGAACACAATACCAGTGGCCAACCGGTCCCGGTAATAAGGACAGCGGGGCGCTGGCTGATGCAGTGGTGGGCTATGTGCTCTCGCCTCTCGGCGGCGGCCAAATCAACAGCCTCACGTTCGACTATTCCGGCAGCACGATAGGTCAGGGCGGCCAGTTGAATGTAATGGGGATTGTGGTGACGACCAGTGGCTAACAGCTTTCCGTTTGTTCAGGCCGGCTCAAATACAGGGCTGACCGCCGACCCTACCAAGGCCAGTGTGACCTTTGGCTCATACGTGCATTCCGGCAACGTGATCGTGGCCGCCATCGGCTACAACGAAGACGCTGAGGCATCCCTGCCGCCTTCCTCTGTCACCGATACCTGTGGCAACCTGTACGAGCTTTACGCTTATTCGGGTGGCGCTTACGTCAACGGCGTGCGCAACCGGAACACGGCCGACGTGAGCTTTATCTATCTCGCACAGGGTACCACGCTGATTCCCTACGGCCACGGGGTGAACGGCGGCCCATGCACCATCGCATTCAATGGCTTGCCCACGATGTCTTCGAGCCGTCCAGGACAGCCGATTACACTTTGCGTGGAATTTGAAACTCCCGAGCAATTCTACGCTTTTGCCACCAATTGCCAGGATGAAAACGCGGATGGCAGTCCCTCTGTAACGGTCACGTTTCGCTCGCTGGTGAACCAAGGAAATATCGGAGGCAGCGGTGCCGCCGATACCGGCTACGTCGGCCTCACCATTACCGAGACGGGCGGCGGCGAGCCTTCGGAGCATTCGCCGGCCGCGCTGGTCCTCCTAAGCCCCACGAGCGATGTGCTCGTAGTCGCCGTAGACTTCGACCATAACGGCAACCTGATAACGAACTACACGTCGAGCGGTAGCGTGGCCGCCTGGAACAAGACCGGCACCGACCCGGACTCCACTGTGGCCGCGCTCGCGTATCAGGATTTTCCGTACATCCTGCCATTGGCGCTCACTTGCGGCAATCCGGGGCCCGGCGTGGTGGGCATCGCCTACTCGCAGCAGATGGGACCGGCCACGGGCGGCACGCCGCCGTACACCTATTCGCTCTCGCCCGTGCCGCCGGGCCTGACTTTCAACACTTCGACCGGCGTGCTCTCAGGCACTCCGACCACGAATGGGATTTTCAGCTTCACATTTTCAGTCACGGATTCGGCCAGTACGACGGTGAGCATCACGTGTACCATTCCGGTCCTCACCCAGTGGATCGTACAAAGTGTTAGAATTACGGACACGAACCGGCTGAAGAGTTACGAGGTTACGGCGATTTCTGGTGCTACCGTGGGCGATTGGCGCACGGCCCTAAAATACGCCATCAATGGAGGCCAATAATGAAAGCAGCCGCAATGTTGTTAGCACTCTGCGGCATCTCGGCGGCGCAGTATATGCCTCCCGGAGGCGGCGGTGGTTCGGGCGCATCGAGCGTCACAGGGACTGCCAACGAGATCCTATGTAGCCCGACCACCGGAAATGTGGTTTGTCTGTTGACCAGCCCGGTAACGTTTCCCGGATCGGCCACATTTCCGAGCGGCGCGACGTTCGGCGTGAGCGGCGGCAGCAACTGGTTCGGACTCTACAACGAGGACGGCAGCGAGTTCGTCTGGAACCCGGCGGCGACCGGAACCACCTGGACCGGCACATGGAGCGGTGTGGCGCCGTCAAACGGCCAGGCTTTTACCGCATCCTCGTGCAGTGGATCGCCGGAAACCTGTACGCTCGGGTGGGCCACGCCGGGCGCGACCACAAATCAAAACCTTCGCTCTTGGGGTGGCGTGCTCACGCCTTCCAGCCTGACGGCTTGCGTCTATGTGCCATTCGCCGGAACAATTACTAGCTTTCACGCCATCGCGGGCGACGGAGCGACGGCAGTAACCGTGCTGGCCAAGATTGAGACGCAGCCTACCTTCGCGACGTTCGTTTCGACCGGCGTATCCGGCGCATCGGATATCACGAATGGCGGCGAGCAACTGACCTCGGTTCTCGGGCTGGCCGATACCACGTTAACCGGATGGACTACGGCGTTCACCGCGGGTACAACGATCTGTCTGGTTGGGTCCACCTTCTCGGCGGGTACTTCGGTGAACGCGAACATCACGCTGACGGCTAACTAATATGCGAAAAGCGATAGCGGTTCTCATCCTCTGCACCTTTCCCGGCTTCGTGTGCGCGGCCATCGGCCCATACACGCAATGGGACGTAGGACCATCCGGCTCCGATTC